GTTTGCCTGTCTTGGTGAAGCTCTTGATCTTGCCCAGCTTGAGTTCTCGATAACCTTGACGCATGAAAATCACAAAGTCATCTACAGCAAGATCACGGCCCAGATAATCTTTTTGGTTCATTCGGCACTCACAGTTTCGTTGTTGGTAATGTCTTGATCTGCCAAGGCCTCAGCAAGCGGAACCAGTTTATAGCCCAGCACCGTGTCGGAGCCGTAAGTAGTACCCACATACCACACACCATCCTTCATGATGTAGTAAAACTCAGCACCACAACCGTCGGCACGTTCCAGAAACGCTTCGAAGGTTTCGTCTACTTTGAACTCAGTATCCTCTATGCCGCGGTCACGACCGTAGAAAGTGGTAACGTCTTTAACAGGGTTGTCAAAACTGTGCTCAAGGCCTTCTGCGGCTTGAATGTATTGACCCAGGCTACTGATATCACCTAGGCTCACAAGGTGATTGGCTTTGGCTGAGTCGTAGTGCTCAAGCAAAATGCGACCGTTGTACTCTAGATAACCATCCCATTGGCAGTAAACGGATTTGCAGTTATTCCCGTGCATAACGCCGATTCGACTACGAGTGCCCATATCACGCTCCTTTGTTGCAATACAGTTATTATACGAAATTGGGAATTATTGGTCAACTCAAAAAATAACCCGCAAAAATCACGGGTTTTTGGGTTAGTGCGTACTAACCAAAAGTAGTACTTGAGTATTACCGCTTACGAATACGGTGCAAGCATTTGGTTCTTGCCGCTCGACGCCCGGCGCCTTCCTTTCACCCGTCCCACTTTGACATGCTCTTGCAGAGATCAAGGCTGAACGCCACCTTGTAACCGTTCAATCTCATCGGCAGCTTCTTCCAACAAGTCTGCAATACGATCGGGCTTACCCTCTTGTACCGACAGTCTACTTGGAATTTGTCGCCTAATCTCCGCTCGCTTACGCAAACGAAAGACTAGGCTTTGTTCAGCTACTGGTAAATGGCTTTCGTCTTTCATTTTGGGTATATTACAAAAGTGGGTTTTTCTTTTTTCACTGCATAATCGTAAGTATACCAAGTACCACCACGCGGCTGTCTCTCCATCTGTAGAGGAACAACCAACAGGTAGTCGCAGGTATCTACAATAGTGCGGTTGCGTTTGAAGTGGCTTTGCGGTTCTCTGCTTTCGTTACACTTGACATAGGCTCGTAGGCCATCGTGGTCTGGTCCAGGGTGACTTACAATCTTGTAACCTATCTCTTGAGCCAACAGAGCAGCTTCAGCATCAACACCAACACAGTCTCCGTGGTGGAACTCTGCGCCTTCACAATACCTGCCTCGGAGGTACTCCTGCACCAACTCAAACTGATGCTCGGTCATGCCCTCCCTTGTTCCAGTTATACCTATTTTCATACCAACTGCTCCCGAACCCATGCCAAACGAGCTTGCTCGTCCATGGCAGTATATTCTACAATGTTCTCACGAATAGCATCCACAAGCGGATAGTATTCTTCGTCTAGATTGTGCTTGATGTCGTTCTTCAAGTCCACCAACTTGTCTGTACGTGGATTGCGAGCAACCCACTTCGAAGTCAAGTAGTATGGGCTCTTGATCTTGGCACTCACACCATCTTCCGTGTAAAACACAAACCCTTCATGCCGGCATTCCTTTGCCAAGTTTTTCACAGCAGCCATACTAGTTGTTACACTTTCTGGCTTGTAGCAATTGAACATGATAGACAAGTCTTGCAACACGCATGGATCGTGGCCCACTGCGGAATTCCACTTGTTGGCACGATAGCCTAGCACATACATACCTAGCTTTTCTGGAATGATGTGCGGATCATCGGGATGAACACACTCAAACATCACAGTCATGCCTTGTAGTTTGCTGTCGGCAAATGCCATCTGCCAGTCCAGCCATGACATGTGATGCATCATCATATCCTTGGCCATGTCAACAAAGTCACCAGAAGTAGAACCAGTGGTAGACACCAGTACATCACCTGCATGCTTGGTCACAGCAACCATAAAGCCATTGACTTTACGAAACGCTGTCACTTGGGTGTTGTCATCCAACACTGGTGCTTCCTTTTCGATACCATAGTTGTAGATCTTTGTGAAGGGATACGACACTAGGTTGAAATCCTTGTCCACAATAGACCCACGGCATTCAGCGATGTATTCGTTCCACAAGTTGTCATAGAACACCTTCTTCTTGTACTTTAACACATAGATACCGTCGCCGGCTGGTTTCATGTTAACCAAGTTAGAAGTTTCTACATACTCTTTTAATTTGTCCTTAAACATACCAAATTTCCTCGAAGCCTTCTTCTTCAGTTGGCATTTCAAAATGTTTAATCATGCCCTGCATTACATTCCAAGGAATGTTTTTACCAGGGCGACTGCCCAGTCGACGATCCAGTTCTTCTGGGTCTGGTGTAGCAAATACCACAGCAATGTGCTCATAGTCGGGAAGCATATTGAACTTTTTAGTACGACTTTTTACAGTAGTGCTAGTCTGGTCCCATATAACGTCTCGGCCAGCTTCGCGAGCTTTTACAACGTCATCTGCCATCATCTTAACTGCAACCGGCATGAAGTCTTTGAAGATATCGTTGTAGGTCTTGCCTTGGATTTTTGCTTGTGCCTCAACATGATTGTCTGTAGACACTATAACGCAATCCTTGGACCACTCTTGATTCTCGACCCAGGTACTCTTGCCTGCGCCAGGCACACCTATCAATTGATAACACTTAGGCATCACTATCTCCTCAATGGTGAGAGCGAATCTCACCCTTCAATGCGTCAGCGATCATGTCGTCCAAGTTTGAAACCACTCGACCTGTTGCGTCGAACGCCACATCACGAGCACGATACGGTTCCAAACCAGTCCGGCCTCCGTGAACATGACCATAAAAGTGAACAGCACCGCGGTGCATCTGGTCCCATTCATGTATGGGGTAGTGAAACATAATCACAATTTGACCGTCGTGGTTGTATCGCAAATAAGAGTGAACTTCTCGAAACTCCTTGCGAAACGCAGGATCGTTCAACAACTTGCGATCGTGGTTGCCTTCGATCAAAATCTTAGTGCCGTTTAAACGGCGCAAGATATTAACTGCATCTTTTGCTGGCAAGAAAGCAAAGTCACCTAAAATAAATGTTTCATCGTCCTGTGCAACACTTGCATTCCAATCTGCAATCATCTTTTCACGCATGTCTGTAACGTCCGTGAAGCCTGCCCGTGTTACTGGGCAGAACTTCATGATATTTGCGTGACCAAAATGTAAATCTGAAGTAATCCATTTTGTCATTATTCTACTCCGAAATGTTGTTTAATCTTACTATATATTGTATCAGCAGCTTGTTCGCCTGCGGCATACCTATTCTTGTTAGTGAAATCTAGAGATGCCAGGCGATGTTTGGAATAAACGGCTTGTGTTTCATCACACATCGCCATACATTCCTTCACAATCAACTCAGCGAACTTATCCAAAAGTTCAGGAGTGTCAGACATTGTTTCTTTTGAAGGATTGAGTACCCAGGTACTAAATCCAGCCTCTTTAGCAAGTTCTCGAATCCGTTTGTTCATAATATCACCTTTGTCTAAACAGTCGGTCGTCCACAAACAGAGTATATTCATGTTCTGCGATTCCACTGACTGGGTCAGAGGTAGAGATCATTACTTTGAGTTTCTTCCCAAGGAAGAAGTCAATCAGTGTGTGCAGATTTTCTTCTACTACCTCATTATGCTGGTAGCCATACTGCTCAAGTTTAACTGATCCAGCCCAATCAAAAATCAAAACCTTGCTCATTCTTCAACTCCGAAATGTGTTAGAATATTTCCGCCAATCCATTCACATGCACTTTCATCAGCCGAATCAGCAATCTTCGCACATTCCCTGACAATCAACTCGCTGAATTTTTCAACTAATTCCTTGGGAACATTTTGGTGTTCATAGTCGGCGTGTCGGCATGCCTGCATAAAAAGTTTTAGAATTCGTTCGTTCATTTTGTCACCACCATTTTAATTTGAACACACCGGGTGTGATTCTTCGGATAAGACATAGTGCTTTCCACGTTCTTTTGTAGAAATTGGCATACTTCTAAATCCGGCAACGGGGGACTGTAAACAACATCGCTGCCGTTATAGCCACCGCTCGAAATCAGAAACCAAACTAAAATGGTATTCATGTTATTCTCCAAATGTAAATTCACGCACCCACTCGAACCGAGTACTTGCAGGAACCCACTTAAAATGTTGTTTACGACGGTCTTGTTGTTCAAAGTCTGAACACACACAAACCCATCCTTTTTCTTCCGAGAAGCCCACAGTCTCTACGACCCGCACGACTTCTACAATTTGATCTTTGATCTTTGCGACAATCATCATGCTGGCTCCTTTCTTGCTATAGTGTATTATAGCAAATGGGGCAATTTTGGTCAACCAAAAAGTAGTACTACCTAAGTATTACAAATCGCCCTCACGTGACTTGGGGATTACAAACCCCCAATCAGTTGTTTCGCCATTGATGCTATGCTTTTCGTTTTCGTCGTACGCCCAGCCTAACGCCTTCATCATTCGATGCTTGACCAACAGGTTAGGACTGCGAAATGCTTCTGTGTCCCGGAACCCCATGGCCACGCCCACTTCTGCCACAGCGCCCGAACGACATACTCCTGCGTGGCAGTGAACAATCACGTTCATATGGTTTTCCAATGCGTGATGTAGCAAACCGACCAACTTTTGGGCTTGCTCATCTGTACACTTGCACTCATCGGGAAAGTTGTCGTCGCGCTCCACATCCAAGAACTCAAACTGATGTGTTTCGCGGAATGCGTACTTGGGTACTGGAAACTCTGTAGCAGGGTCTACAATTTGAATCAGCATGGAGTTAAAGCCTGGGTCAATATGAAACCCCAGGCGAATGTCGGTCATGCTAACGTTTTGAATCCACATAAAAATCTCCCAGTGTGTTATTATAGCACAGAGGGAGATTTTGGTCAACTCTGTGCTGGTAATTAGTAAGTATTACGAATTTTGCGCTGGCGTCGAGGTTCAACTTCTTGCTCACGCAACAAATAGTCAATGCCAACTTTGCCTGCTTCAATTTCTAACATGGCAGTAACAGCAGGTCCGTGGCCTTTGCTAACAACTGACACAGCTCCGCGGCTTAGTTCTCGCATGCGCCTTGCGCCTACCAGCACCAAAGCATAACGATTACCAATGGCTTCCACTGAAGCTTGGCTGGTGAGACCCGCGGTTCTTGAACTGTCGTAAGTTTTATTCATCATTGTTTAATCCGTTTGAATGTTTATCTCTGGTGGTTTCTAAATCTTGAAACAGTCGTCGTTCTTGAGCAGTTAGTCTTTCGGACTTGTACGCAGTATTGCGGCGAGGATTGCCGCAAAGCATACAGCCCGGTTGACCACAGTCCATGGCATGATGCTTGGCCATGCGGTGCGGTTGTTTAATTGCTCGATTGCTCATGGTCAAACCATGTGACTTTGCAATTTTTACCTGCCTTGCAATGGCAATGTCATCTCTATGTCTGCGCTGTGAGTTCTTGAACTTTGCAAATTCGTTTGCCATTATCCGCCCCTACCAGATGCCTTGCGAACCGGAGCACCTTTTGGTGCAGGAGCACCTTTGGGTTTACCGGCTTTGCTCTGTTTGCTCTTGGCATCCGGATGTGCAGCCGCATGCTTTTGGGCAAGTGCCGATTTTACAGCGTCTGTGAAGTTTCGGGGTTTTTGGTCTTCGCTCATACAACTATTTACAAGTGTGTGGCTAGTATAGCAAATAACTTAGGAAGTGTCAAGTAGATTGAGCCTTGTATTTTGGATCACCTGGTTTGATTTCGTAAGCACCTTTTGACCAATTTTTACCGTATTGGCTCTGCGGTAGCAGATCATCAAAACTTAAACCTTTACTGATGCGATCTTTAATAGCGTTGTATGCAGCCTTAACGGTGTTCTCGTCTTTGACCATATAGTAAGGTTGGATAATGTTAGACCTGCCGCCGCCCGTATCGTAGGTGATAGTCCAGTCTACATCACCGCGCCAATCTTGTTTTTTTAATTTTAATGCGTTGGGATTGGTATATTCTCTAGCAGGCGGGATTGTTTTAGGTGCATCGGCGTTGGCTGTTTTAGATACAGATGCTTGGCCCCATGGCACTATCTTA